GCGTGGCCAATGGTGCAGACGAGCGCCTACGCATCGTCCTAGCGGGCTACGAAGGCGAGGGACACGAGGCCCTCGAGGCTGCCGGGTGGCGCTCGGTGGAGTGGTACAAGCGCGGGTTCCTGCGCGGTGGCATGGGTAACATCAAGGGCAGAGGGCAGCAGCACAGGGAGCGGCTGTGGTTGAGCCCACATTGCCTGGTGGTGGAGCGAGCGGAGGAGCAGCAAGGGTGCAGCGGGCCATGTTCTAGCCACGCCCTGGGCCCTAATTCGGTGAACCTCACAATCTGCGGGGCATGGAACCCAAAGCGCTACGTCGCTGCGCCTGTTGTGGCGCAACCAGCGCGGGCGCAACCTGTCCGCGCTGTGGTGAAGCCAGCTGGCTCGTGCATGTTGTGCCGAGCGAGCTACCCCCAGCCGGCCCGTCTGTCGTGAAGGCAGAGGACACTCGACGCCGAGGAAAACACCGTGGCTAAGGTTGGGCTACACGAAGACAGGCGCATGCGCCATTCGCTCGACGGCGGCGTTGTGCAGAAGCCCGTGGTGCTCACCACCACGAATTGGCATGCGCAATGGGCGGCCGGCCTCGGCGCTGCAATCGCTGAGGCAAACCCCGCCACCTTCACGAACCCCGCGACCACCAACTGCGACCGCTGCCCCCGGGTGGTAGCAGCCGCTGGTGGCGCAGCCTTCGTGCTGACGCTCACGGGCACCTGGAATGGGGCTGCGCAGACGGAAGCCGTTGCCTGCCCCACGAACGCAACCACGGACTTCACCCGGCCGTTCGACACCGTCACGGCAGCGGCGTCCGACGTGGATCCACTGAGCAACGTGGACTTGCAGTGGGGCAACGTGTTTGCGGAGCCCCCGGCTCGGCAGCTCTACGTCGGTACAGCCGGCGCCGTCTCTATGCAGCTCGAGCACGACACCGCGCTGCAAGTTGTCGCCAACGTCCCCATCGGCGACCTCCGGCGCCACATCCGTCGGATCGGGGTCACCGGGACAGCGGCTTCAAACATGTATCTCGTCTGGTAGCGCCAACGGCGCGAGGCAAAAACCATGGCAGTAGTAGCAGGAACCGTACAAGCGGCTTGGGGCTTTCAACAGCCACTAGGCCCGGCCCCCACCCACACTATCACGGCCACCGAATACGCCGTGGAGATGTGCTTCGTGTCCGTCAAGTTCGACGTCGGCACGTATGCGCAGGCGGACGGCTTCAGCGTCGACCCCCGCGCCATCATCCAAGCGGCCCGCCGCAGCGGCAAGAGCATCACCCATTTGCTCGGCGCCTGTTGCGTGGGCGCTGGCCTCGAGAACGGGGCCCACTGCATCTCCGGCAACTGCACCGCCCTCGGGCTCGATGCGTTCACCGGCCACCTCTACAAGGAAGACCTGAGCACGGAGCACGACAACGCGGCGCTCAGCGCCACCTGGAATCGCCCGGTGGTGTTCGCAGTCTTCTACTACGAGCTTGCGTGATGCGCGATCTCGTCTCGTTGGCAGCAACTCCACGCGACGACGGCGGTCAACGGTCGAACGGGTACGCCATGATCGAACAGACTTCTTCGGCATCGTCTCTCCTCTCCCCCCCTGCACCTCAAGACACAACCACCGCGGCAGCCCCTCCTCCTGCTGCTGCGGCTGCGCCAGTGGCACAGCCCGCGGCGCCCGTTTCTCCTCCACCCCCTGCCGATCCAGAGCCCCAATGGCTCTCACAGCGGCTCGACAGGGAGCGGCGAAGCGTGTTGCGTCAGCTCGGTGTCGAGTGCGGCCCCGGGGAAGACCCCGTCGCCAAGCTCACCCAGTTCCGCGAGCAGCAAGCCCATGTCCAGCAGAGGGCCGCAGCGGCTGAGAAGCTCAGCAGCTCGTTGGCCGGCTATGCAGCCTCCGAGATGGCGAAGCTCTCGCCAGAGCGCCAGGCTGCCGTGAGGAGCGTTGCCGGGGACAACCCTGGCAGCCAGCTGGACGTGATCAGGGCCTTCCTCCCTACGTGGCTTTCTGCGCCAGCAGCGGCCCCCGCTGCGCCAGCAGCGGCCCCCGCTGCGCCAGCAGCGGCCCCCGCTGCGCCTCCACCTCAGCCACCTTCCACGGCGCTGCCGCCTCAGGCGCCACCGCCGGCAACCCCCACCAAGGTCGACCACCTAGCGACCTATGAACGGCTTCTCAAGCAAAACCCAATGCATGCTGGGCTCTACATGTCCCAACATGCGGCCGCCATCACCGCAGCTCAGCGGGACGCGGCTCGCCAGCGAGCCAGCTAGCCACGTGGGAACCCACGGCGGTAGTGGCGCGCGCGCGAAGGAGCACAATCCATGACCATCGGGCGTTTCGATCTACCGCAAGAGTTCTACACCATAACGTCAGCAAAGCTGTTGAAGCAGCCTGAGCCGCAGTACCTCCACGCACAACTGCTCTGGGCGGCCATGGGATTGGCCTTCCAGCTCGATGGCGAAGCCTCTGTCGGGTTCATGCCCGATCGCGACTTCGGCCAGAACGGCGCCCCCTACGCGGGTGGCGAGAGCCTCGACTTCTCCGCCATTCCGATGGCTGACACCCTCGAGTTCGTCAACGAGCTCGGCAAGACCCCCGGGCATACCGTGCTGGTGAACCGCCCCGCGTTTACGAATACGACGTACACCGAGGCCAGCCGTCTCATCCCGAGCGGCACCACCATCTCCCAGGTGCCCGTTGCCGGGCCAACCTCGGAGCAGGTGAGCATTGTGCTGCAGCGCTTCGGTGGCCCCTACGACACCGTTAACGCGCGCCCGGCCCCCTACGCGGTGGAGCGTTTCGACTCCACCGTCATGCTGCACAAGGCCGCGGACGTCGCCGCGAAGCACCTTCGGCGCGACCTCATGCGCACCCACGACGCGTTCGTCCGGGCCCGCATGGACGTCGGCACCGCCATGTACCCAACGGGGATGACGGTGGACGACGACTCCGTGGTCGCCGGCGACCACCCGATGAGCTTCGCGCTCCTTGAGTTGGTTGCGCAGAACATGGACGACGCGAGCATCCCGCGCTTCCCCTCGGGGCGCCGCGGCATGATCCTCCACCCGAACCAACTTCGCCAGCTGGCCCTCGACGCCGCTTACCAACGGCAAGCGGCGTTCCACCAGCAGTTCAACGCCCTCTATCAGGGCAGCTATGTCCGCAGCGTGGACAACTGGGACATCTTCCGCAGCACCACGCTGACGAGCACTGCGAACACCCACTCCGTTCCCATCTTCTACGGTCAGGCGTTTGCCCCCGGCTGCGTCGGTGTTGGTCAAGGCGAACTCCCGCGCGTTGTGAAGCACACCAACGACAACTACGGCGAAACGGCCTATGTCATGTGGCTCCACTATCTGGGGCTGCAGACGTTGGACAACCGCTTCCTACGAAGCGTGCGCACCAGCTAATAGAGGAGAGCCATGGCTTACAACGAACGGCTGCTCAACAACTACAAGGCCCCGGCGGCAGCGGCGAATCTCAACGCCGTTGCGGCTGGAACCGAGACAGCGTGCGCCACCCTGGAAATGTTCATGGTGATCCCCGGCACCCTCAGCGCCCAGGCGACCGTGGACGCTGAGACGAACGGCATCACCATCGAGCTTGGGTGGCAGGTGAGTTCCAACGGCACCACCTGGATGGCGTGCTGAGACATGAACAACGCCGGGCGCACCGTCCTAGCGACTGGTACGGCCGGCGCTGATGCTGCGGTCACTCGTGTGGTGGAAGCGCCCAGGAGCGTCTACGGGTACAAATACTGCCGGGCATTTGTGGTCAACCGCGTCCAGAACGGCACGGCGAATGACACCTATCTCGTGGGCTACTCGTTCCAGAAGGACGATTTGGTTTCGTAGGAGAAAACCATGGGACTCACGAACACCCCCATTGTCGGCGCACAGGCAACCGGCACCCTGAACATCGATGGCGCTGCGGACGGAACCGTTACCGGAGGCCCATCGTTCAACACGGTAACAGCGGTGCCCGGCACCCTTTCGGCTACCGTCGCCGTGGATGCCGAAACCAACACCATCACCATGGAGGCCATCTGGGAGGTCTCCTCGGCTGGCGTCACCTGGTATCACGTTCCTCCGGTCAACAACGCCGCAACGGTGGTTCTAGCCACCGGCACCGCCGGTGCTGACGCCACCGTCACAAAGGTGATCGAGGCCCCCATGGCTGTCTTTGGGTGGCCGCTGGCGCGTCTATCGATCGTCAACCGCGTTGCGGCCGGCCTAGTCGCTGACACTTACGCAATCAGCTACAACTACCTCCGGCAACGGAGCGTCTAGGGGGACGTGTGGCGCTCCTTGATTCCGAGGTCATCCGGCTGCGCGCAGAGCTCGGCTACAACGTTTTGACCGTTGGCGCCGAGCCCTACATCGGCGTCGTTAGCATCTTCGACCTCGTCATCAAGCAGTACACCCAGGCAGGGGCAACCACCACGAGCGCCACCACGGTGGCGGCCGCGTCCACCCCGACGCCTGCCACCATCACCCTTGACGCTGCCACGGGCTTCTCGGCCCTACAGACGGTGGTGCTGGACGTTGACTCGCGCCAAGAGCGGGCCACCATCCAGAGCATCACCGGCAGTGCCGCCACGTTGCTCCTGGCGAAGGCGCACAGCGGGACCTACCCGGTTACCGTGGAGGGCGGCGAAACCATCATCAGGGAGCACCTCGCGCGACTGCGGGCCCTCGGGGATGAGTTCGCCGCTGGTGGCTCTGTCCTCGGCGCAGCTGGCGTCGAGCAGGTAGACGAAATCCGCTTTGCCTCAGGCGGGCGCCTCGAGGGCCTCGTTCAGCAACGCGACGAGCTCCGCGACGAGCTGGCCGCGTTGCTCAACATCCCCAACCGCAACAAGCGACGCAACCGCGGAGGGGCGTCCCGTGTGGTGGTGTACTGATGAGCGCCACCGACTTCCGCGATGCGTTGCGCCGGGTGGCGTGGACGGTGCGCAGCATCCCCGGGCAGCTCGGGGCGCGCCCCTACACCGTTGACATCGTCGTCACCACGAGCAGCGGCGCAGAGCTCGGCGAGGGCACGCGCACCGCTGTTACCACGAGGGTGCACGAGAACGGCCAGCCGCCCAAGGTGCGATGGCTCACCGACCGCGAGCTTGCCCTTGCTGGCTACGCCACGGGCACCGTGGAAATCGGCCCCATCACCCCGGAGGCGCTGGGCTGTGGCACCAGCATCGACACTCTGCACCCGGAGCCTCCGGTTAATACCACCGTACGCGTCCTCTTGACGGGGCCTGAGTTCCCCGCAGGCGCGCACTTCCGCATTCGCCAGCTCACCCACCACCGCAGCTGGCAATACCTCCTCACCTGCGAACGGTGCGCCTCATGAGCCGCGAATACTTCGTCGGCGGCGGGGTGTCCTTCCCGGTGGACGGGGCTGGGGTTTCGGACGCAGAGCTCTTCAGCGCCGTCGACCCCCAAACAGACCTCATTATCGCGCTCTTTAAATCGGCGCTCAACGCGGAGCTTGGTGGCTCCACGAGCACGGTGACTAGCACCTCATGGTGGGCCGCCGCGCGCGTTGGCACCACCCTGGCAACAGCAATGCCGGTGACTGACACGCTCTACCAGCAGCCCACCAAGGCGTTCCTCGGAGAGGCGCGGGTACGGTTCCCGCTTCTCGCCGTGTACCGCGGAGCCGTCGAGTTCGAGGAGCATACGTTTGAAGAGGACAACGCAAATTGGACGTGGGGGGTGGATTATATCCTTGGCCCGCTCACTCCTGAGGACCGTCGCAGGATTGGTGCAGCGCTCACTGCTGCAGCCAAGATTCTCCAGCGTGTGGTGCGACGAAGGGCGCACCCCTCCTATGCGGGTGGTGCTGTCCAGTTTGCAGGCGAGACAAACCAAGAGGTGCTCGGAGAGTGGGCGCTCAAGTCCGGCTCAATCGGCCCAGCGAGCTTTGCGGATGACGGCGAAGGAGTGGAATACCTTGGCCTCCATGTCGAGCTGCTCGGGGTTGAGCGAAGCCACGAGCGCGACGACATCGACCCGGCGTTCGAGGGGGCGACGTACGAACTAGGCGTCGGTGGCACCGCTGGCGTCATCCCCAACCTCGTAGGCCTTCGCACCGAGCTCCCCTATCCGCCTCCCGGGGGTGGGTGATGGCCGTCGTTGACTTCTCCAACGCCTACCGGGCGCACAAGAAGCTTCTGGCCACGCAGAGCAAGCTCTTGGTGGAGGCTGCCAACCGCGCGGCCAAGGACGTTGGCCAGCACGTTCGCAAAGAGGCTGGGTTCAAGCACCGCACGGGCGCAATTCTGCGTGGCCTCACGGTGCGAATCGTGCGCTCCCCTGGTGGCTACCGTCTCGAGGTGGGCAACACCGCAAAGCACGCGGCGTTCCTCGAGTATGGCACCGTCCCTCATGGCATCGTGTGCCGGCGCCCCGCGTGGGCGCTGCGGTTCTTCTGGAAGAAGGTGGGGCGCACCGTTTTCTTCCGTCGCGTCCAGCACCCTGGAACGCCGAAGTATGAGTTTCTGAAGCGGGCAACCACGTCGGCATTTGGCGACATGCGCCGCTTCCTGGATTCGCGGCTCACGAAAGCCGCCAAGGGATTCTAAGACATGCTGCTCCGATTCGTTCCCAAGGGCGACTTGCTCGTCACCGTCCCCGGCCAGGCCGTGAGGACCGGCCAGGCTCTCCGCTACGTGGGCCGTGAATACACCCCTCCCGATGGCACCGTGGGCGCCTCCTACCCCGCGTCTTCCGAGCCATTCGCCGTTGAGTTCGGCACCCCCGAGGGGATGCGACTCGCGAAGCTCTGCCGGCGAGACAAGAGCCTCCACCCCTACGACGCCGAAACGGCCGCTGCCTGTGGCGTTGAGTTCGTGTTTGTTCAATTTGTCGCAGGCGCATGGCTGCCTGTTTGAGGTGATTTCCCATGGCACTCATCCCCATCACCGGCATCCCCTCGAGCTGGCGGCTGCCGAGCAACTACGCCGAAATCCTCTTTGGCCAGGGCCCCGCGACGGCGGGCGCTGGCGAGCGCGCCATCTGCATTTGCGGCCCCAAGCTGGCTGCGTCCGGTAGCTGGACGGCCAACACCGTCTACCGCGTCAAGAACGAGGCGGAGGCCATTGCCGGGGCTGGTGCAGGCTCACCCCTCCACCGCTGCTTGCGCATGGTGCTCAAGGCCAACAACGGGTGCAAGCTCTACGCGCTGCCCTACCTTCCGAGCTCGGGCGCTGGTGGTGTTGCGGCAGCTTGCGACGTGACCATTGCCTGCGGCGGCGTGAACCCCACGGCCAGCGGGCAGGTGAAGCTCTTCGTCTGCGGCGAGGAAATCAGCGTCGGTTACACCACCACGAGCACGCCGACAAGCATCGCCACGGACATCAAGAACAGCATCAACGCCAAGACGTGGCTGCCGGTGTCAGCCCTCAACGCAGCGGGGGTGCTCACCCTCACCGCGAAGATTCTCGGCAAGAGCCAGGGCGACGGCACCCTGGGCGTTATTCGCCTCCAGGGCGAGATTGACTCTGGCACGGGCACCACCATCACCCTGCAGGCAGCGGCCCTCGGTCTCGGGGCCAGCACGGACGGCGTCGACGGTGCCACCACCGAAGCCACGAACCTCGCGGCGGCGCTGGCTGCCATCGAGTCCAGCCGCTACTACTACCTTGGCTTTGCCTCGGTCTGCCACACCGCCGAGTGGCAGAGCATCGCCCTCCACATCGCGAACAAGAGCCTGCCCCTCCAAGGCCTGCGCTCTGTCGGGGTGGTGGGCTACACGGGCGCCCTCGCCGGCGCCCAAACGCTGGCCACCGCGCGCAACTATGAGCGCCTCCGCATGGTGTGGCAGCCGAACAGCGACCACGACGTGGCCGAGCTCGTGGGCAACGCAATTGCCGTGTTCCACAAGCGCGAGAGCACCGAAAGTCGCTACAACTTCGACGGCTACCGCGGGACGGATTGGCTCATCCACAAGGCGTATTCGGTGGCCGACTGGCCGGACGCCGCCGACCTCAACGACGCCATCACCGACGGCATCACCCCCATCGCCAGCGACGAGCAGGGCAGCTACATCGTGATGAGTGTGAACACCCGCTCGAAGGACTCGACGGGCACGGTGGACGACTTCCGCGCCTGCGAATCGCACCGCGTCAGCATCTCCGACGAGTATTGCGACACGGTGCTGGTGCGGCACAAGCTAACCTACGGCGGCTTCTACCTGGCCGACGACAAGCTGCTGAGCGATGGCACGGTGGATCCAAACCAACCGCGGCGCCGCAAGGTGCTCACCCCGAGCGCCTACAAGCCCTTCGTAAACAGCATGATTGACGAGTTCGAGGCCAAGGGCTTGCTGCAGAAGGCGGACACCTCGAAGAGCGGCCTGCAGGTGGTGCGAGACCCCAACAACGGCGGGCGCCTCGAAGTCGGGCACGACCTCTTCTGCATCGACTTGCTCCACCAGACGACGTTCCGCTTCGCTGAGACGAGCTCTGGCTAGGGCAAGTAGGGCCTAGGCTGGGCCCGCGGTGCGCAAGGGGGGCCCACTTCGCGCATGGCGCTCGTAGACCATGCAAAGCTGGCCGTATTTTGTAACGGCGTGGCCCTCAAAGAGGTTACGTCCATCACCTTCACCACGAACTCTGGGCAGCAGGTTGTGGAGACACTGGAAGGGCTCGCAGGCTTCACCCCGGGCTCGGGGCAGTGCACCCTCAGCATCTCGCTCGGGGTGCCCATCACCGGGCAGGAAGCGGATTTCCAGCAGTGGTGTGCCGAAGGCGCGTACGTCACGATGCAAATCCCCGTCGGCAGCAAGAGCTACTCGGGTAGCGGCAAGCTCATGACGGCCACCATCAGCCAATCGGTGAACGCGAACACCGAAGAGTCCGTCGAGTGGACCGGAGAGCTCGGCAAGCTGCAATGATGCCCCCCAAGGACGTCCCCGCCAGCGAGCTCTTTCTGAAGCTCCTCGATGCCCCATCGCCATCTGAGGTGGTGGAGTTCCCGCGGCGTGGCCCCGACGGCAAGCCCCTCTTCAGCGTCCGCATCTTCGTCCTCTCGATGGCGGACCACCACGATGCCCGCATTGCGGCCCACAAGTGGCTGCAGGCCAAGGGCCTCGACGTGCCGCACGGCAACGCGCTCTCCCACGAGGTTCGGGAAATCTACAGCGACGCCTGTGCCCGTTTCGTGCTGCAGAAGGCCGTCCGCCATACCGAGCCCATCAAGGACAGCGAGCGCACCGTGGGCGGTGCCAAATACGCCTACCTGTTCCCCGACGCTGACAGCATCGACAAGGTGCTTTCCGCCCCCGAGCTCGTGGTGCTCTTCGCCGCCTATCAGGCCGTGCAACACAAGTACGGCCCCAACGAGGAGTTGGTGCGCACCGAAGAGGAGCTGGACGCCTGGATTGCGCGCTTGAGCGAGGGCGCCAGCGCCGTCCCTTTCTTGCGTCTGGACTCGCCAGCTGTGGCCGAGCTCTGCCAACGGTTTGCCCGGCGGCTGTCGTCTATCTCCGCCCTTCTGGCGTCCCATTCGCGGAGCTTGCCGAGTTCATTGGCTGCAGACCTCGCGAAGTTACATACGGGCAGTGGCTTTGCTGGCGCGCCGCGGTTGGCATCGCCGACGCAGGAATCAAGCCAATCGTCTTCCGTCGTGCCGTCTGAGCCCATTACCTTGGAGCAGGCGCAGGCCCTAGCAAAGCTCTTGTTCAATCGCGAGTAGCTCATGGCCAAACTCCGCTACGACATCGAGGTGACAGGCGCCAGCAAGGTGGCGAACACCCTTAGCGGGGTTGAGTCCCGAATGAAGGCGTCCGCAGACCGAATGGGGCGCCTTCGCGATAGTAGGGGGCGGTTCGTCGGCGGTGACGGGGCTGGAGGCGGCGGGGCTGGCGGTGGTGGTGGCAGGCAGCGCAAAGGCGAACGACTTTCGCTGAGCAAGGTTGGAATTGGTGGTGGTGGCCTCAGCGGCGTGGGGGCCATGGGCGCCAGCATGCTCGCCATGGGCGGCGTGGCTGGCGTGGGCGCCATCATCAACGAGGAGAAGCGCCTGCGTGGATCCATTGCTGACCTGAGCTACCAGCTGCGCGGCACCGCCGGGGCGAAGGGCGGGCTGGGCGACATTCAAGGCGCCGTGTCCGGGGTGGTGAAGGCACTGGCTGTGGAGTCAGGGCGTGGGGCAATTGAAATCACCGACGCCTGGCGAGCCCTCCACGAGAGTGCCGGCAGCATGGAAGCTGGGCAGAAGCTGATGCCGTTCGTCACCACCCTGGCGGACGCCACGGGTTCGCAGCTCGAAGAGGTGGCCAAGTCCGCCGGCCTAGCGTTCGACGCAGCGAGCCGATCCGGCCTCAGCTTTGAGCAATCCCTGAGCTCCGTAAAGTCGGTGATGATGGATGCTGCCGGCATGGCCAAGGTTGGCGCCGTTGAGTTCGGGAACGCGGTGCCCGTGATGGGCCAGCTTCTGTCCCTCACCACGAGCTACGCCGGCAAGTCGGAAGAGGTCAACCGCACCATGCTCGGGCTCCTGCAGGTGGTGACTCCCGTCTCCTCCAGCGTGGAGGACGCCACCACGAGTATTAAGAGGTTCACGTCCAACTTGTTCGCCAAGGCGGACAACCTCAAGGCCATGGGAATCGACGTCTTCAAGGGCGGCGTGAAAGGCCAGAAGGTGGGCGACATCAACACCATCATCGGCGAGGTGTTGGAGCGAACGGGCGGCGACATCGGGGCCATCGGCAAAATCTTCGGCGAGGAGGGTGTGCGCACCTTCCAGGCGTTTCTGCCTGCGTTCATGGCCAAGGGCGGCAAGAAGGCCGGGCGCGGCGACAAGCTGGCAGGCACCGGCAAGGCTGCGGTGGATGAGATGTTGGGCAAGTTCTCCAACGCAGCCATGAGCGAAGCGGAGATGGTGTCCAACGCTGCGGACCGACGGCAGCAGGCGGACCGCCAATTCGAGCGCGCCGTCGAGCAGCTGAAGCAAGCCGTTGGCGAGCACCTCCTGCCAGCCGTAACGAAGCTTGTCCCCGAGTTCGTGAAGCTCATCCCCAACATCGCCCGCGCAGCCGAGGCGCTGAGCAGGCTGGTGTCGTGGTTCGCTGAGAACCCATTCCAGGGCATCGGGGCGCTCGTGGGTGCGGCCATCACCAAAGACATCGCGATGGCCGGCATCGGGAACCTTCTTAGCGGGGCCTTCTCGTCTGCCGCCTCCAACGGGCAAGCGCTGAGCAAGTCCCTCCTTGGGCTCAATCTGGCTGCTGGCGCAGCCGCTGTTGGCGTCACCGCCTTCTTATGGCAACTCGGCAAGCTTATTGACGAGAGGAGGGAGCAACAGAAAGACGCCAAGGACGAACGGGAGAACGCAAAGGGCATCGCTGAACTGCAGGGCTACTCCACGCGCGAGCTGAACAGTACCGAGAAAGGGTTGTTTGATGGCCCCATGTCCGAGCTCACATGGACAGGGGTGGATGGGCAACTGAAAAGGCGGCGTGTCAAGGGTGGTGCGGACAAGTGGGCGACAGCCCCAATCCCGGCCGACATCGAGGCTGAAATCTCCGCTGGAAGAAAATACGCACAGTCCCAAGACTTGATTGCCCAAATCGTACAGCCGGCGATGTCTCGAGCACTGAGCCTTTCCGGAGGCATGATGGGCATGATGCCTGGCCCCGCAGGTTACGCGATGGCTGCCGTGTCGACTGCGGCCGGTGGGCGATCCCCCGACGACTTCGGCAAGACAGCAGCTGCCAAGATGGACGCCGCCGCTTCCAAGCAAATCGAAGCCGCAGCGCAAATGGCTGCCGCCGCTGCGCTAATGGCAACAAACACGGGCGGCACAAACCGTGGGGCAGAGCCGACTGGTACCGGCGGCGGACGCAGATTTGGAGGGCTTGATTGATGGTAGCCCTCCGCCAAAACACGGACATGCTTGGGCTCCTCGAGCCCCTCTCTTGGCGCGGGGTGAAGCTGCCCATCATTGCGCGCGGGGCGCACTTCGCGAACGACGTGGTACGCCACAAGGTGCTCTATTCCGCGTGGGCGCTCATCGAGCTACAAGGACTTGTTCAGCACGGGGCTGAAGCCGTTTCTGGAGTCGTGTATCGACGACTCCCCGGGGGAGATGGTTGATCCATTTCACGGCACGTTCCTCGCGCAGTGCATCAGCTACAACGAGGTTCTGGACCTCACCCGACGCGATGGCATCGACATCGAGGTAGAGTTCATCTACGCCCGCGAGGAGGCCACAGAGCTCGTGCTGGACGAGCTTGCCGGCATCAGCGCCATCAAGGCCGAGGCCGGGGCGCTGGACGCAGACGTGGCGGCGGTGGACTGGGTGCAGGCAGCGCCCCCCGAGCCGCTGGTGGATCCACTCTCGGCCATCACGGGGCTGATAGACCAGGTGCAGCTTGCGGGCGGCCAGCTGGCCCTAGGAATCGAGGGCGCGATAGACCGCTGCACCGCCCTGGTGGAGGCCGTCGAGGAGCTTGGCAACCCCGAGGCGTGGCCCTGCGTGCAAGCCGCGAAGCGTGTCCAGGGCAAGCTGCAGACGGCGCTGGACAAGAGCACCATCGGCGCCGGGGAAACCATTCTCATCTTCGTAGCCCCGCAGGACATGGGCCTCAGCGCTGTGGCCATGCGCCTCGGCGTCGGGGTGGGCGCCCTTCTCGCGTTGAACCCTGGCCTAGCAGCCAATGGCGGACGCGTCTCGAGGGGCGCTGCCGTGAGGTACGCCGCGCCATGACAGGCATGGCGCTCACCGCGCGGTTGCCACGGCTGGGCATCGACGTCCCCGGCATCAAGAGCTACTCGCTCGCGCTGAGCTACACCATCCCCGCGGACGCGTTCCGGTTCACCACCTTCTCGTCGGCGTTCTTCGTTGACTTGGACTCCAATGCCTACGGCAGCGCCACAGCACTCGAGCTGGAGACGGTTGACTTATCGCTCCATGGGTGTTACCAAATGAGCGGAAGGGTGGAGCGCAGCGAGGTGGGTGGCGACGGGGCGGCCATCAACTATTCGGGGCGCGACTACATCGCGGACCTCATCGAGTGCCATGTGGACCCTGCGCTCACCGTCCCCGACGGGGTGTCGCTGAAGGACGCGCTGCTCATGGTGTGCGCCCCGGCCGGCATCACCGAGGTTGTGGGGGACAGCGATGTCCTGTTGCGCAACGCCCGCACGGGCGTCTCAGCTGGGAAGCCAGCCCCCGAAGACTTCCTGCAGGAAGGGGTGGAGAAGTTCAAGCCCAAGAACGGTGAAGGAATTTACGCCTTCGCGTATCGTTTGGCTGTCCGCTTCGGTGCCACGCTGCAGCCGGGCACCACGAGGAACCAGCTGGTGGTGAGCGCCCCTCGGTACGATGGCACAGCGCTCTACAAGCTCCAGCGCGTGAAGTCCGGGCAGGGCAACAACATCGTGGAGGCCACCGCTGTCCGCGACTACACGCATTTCCCCACCGCGGTGGTGTACGCCGGGCGGCAGAGCGACGGCTCGGGCGCCGCGGCCTCGGGGGTGACGAGCATCAAGGCCGAGGAGCTGCAGCCGTTCGACAAGACTTTGCTGCCCTACGAGGCAGCGGCAAACCTCATCGCCACCGGGCGCCGCAAGCCCAAGGACGGGCCGTTCACCGATGGCAAGCTCTATCGCTTGTGGTTCCAGCGTGAAGCTACGGCGAAGAACAAGGCCCAGCTGGACAAGGCTGCCAAGCGCGCGAAGGCCGAGCGCACCAAGGCCGTGCTGCAGTACACCGCCACGGTGAAGGGGCA